TATGAATACGCTCTGCCGCAAAGAGAATCTTTTTATGCTGAGGCTATTGGTCAAAGACGTGACGATAAGATCTTTGATGAGACTGCTGTTGTTGGCGTTCAAGAGTTTGCTTCACGCTTGCAACAAGGTCTTGTTCCTAACTTTGCACGATGGGCTGACTTTACTTCTGGTAGTGAAGTACCACCAGAACAAAGAGATGCCGTTGACAATGACCTTGATGAAGTAACCGACTATGTGTTTGAGGTAATTCAAAACTCTAACTTCGGTCAGGAAATACATGAATCCTTTTTAGATTTAGCTGTTGGCACAGGTGTTCTTCATATATCAGAAGGCAATGCTATTAATCCTGTTAACTTCTCAGCCATTCCTTTGCCGCACGTTGTGCTGGATGTTGGACCTGATGACCGCATCGACCACGTTTATCGTGAGCGTAAGGTTAGGGCAAATGAAATTAATATTCTTTATCCAAAAGCTATTATCTCAGACAAACTAAAAACAATGGCGCAAACCTCACCAAATAGCAAGTGTACTGTGTTGGAAGTTGTTTGCCGTGATTATTCAAAGAGAAATGAAGAAGCGCATTTATTTTATGCTATTGAAATGCAGACTGGCGATGTGCTGATACAAGAGCAATATAGGGGCGTTGGTTCTAATCCTTATGTTCCTTTCCGTTGGTCTAAGTGTGCTGGTGAGATCTATGGGCGTGGCCCACTTATCAATGCTCTATCAGCAATTAAAACAACTAATCTTACCATTGAACTTATTCTTGAGAATGCACAGATGGCTATCTCTGGCATCTACCAAATGGAAGATGACGGCGTAGTTAATCCCGATACTATTAACTTAGTCCCTGGAACTGTTATTCCAAAAGCCCCTAATAGCCGTGGCCTAGAGCCAATTCGTGCGGCTGGTTCTTTTGATGTTGCAAATCTGGTACTATCAGATATGCGACTAAACATTAAAAGGGCTTTGTATAATGATATGCTTGGTAATCCTGACAGAACTCCAGCAACTGCAACAGAGGTTGCAGAGCGTATGGCCGACTTGTCACGAAGGATTGGTAGTGCTTTTGGAAGACTACAAGCTGAGTTGGTACAGCCTGTTCTTCAACGTGTAGTTTATATTCTCAAGAAGCAAGGGCGTATTGAATTGCCAACAATTAATGGCAGAGAAGTTAAAGTTAGATCAGTTTCCCCTCTTGCACAGGCTCAGGCGAATGAAGATATTACTTCGGTTGCGCGATTCCTTGAGCTTGTGCAAGGTAGATTTGGGCCAGAGATTACCAATCTTTTGATTAACTCTGAGGAAACTGCGGCTTACTTAGCTAAGAAGTTTGGTGTTCCAGACAAACTTATTCGTGATCTTGAAGAGCGACAGCAGATTGTTGCCGCCGCACAGCAATATGCTCAACAACAACAAATGATGCAACAGGGGATGATGCCTGATGAGCAAGCCTAATTTTATTAGCATTGATGGCTTTACCAGAAATAAACAAGAAGACGACAAAATAAATCAAAACTTTGCAAGCTTGTTCTCTACACCAACAGGACAAGAGATCTTGCGTTATTTGCGTTCAGTAACTATAGAGGCAGTAAGTGGGGCTAACATTAGTGATGCAGAGTTGCGCCACTTAGAGGGGATGAGGTTTCTTGTTGCCCTTATTGAAAAACGAATTGCATCAGGACATAAGGTAAAATCAAATGGATAATCAGGAATCAAATGCCGAAGTAATGCAAGAAGAAGTTGCTCAAGAGTCATCAGCATCAGTTGAAAGACCAGAGTGGCTACCAGAAAAATTTACAACAGCAGAGGATTTAGCAAGTGCTTACTCATCTTTGGAATCTAAATTGGGTCAGAAGGAAGAGGATTTCCGTAAATCTTTTATGGAGGAAATTGAAAAGGAAGCTTACGCAAATCGTCCAGCAGATAAAGGGGATTATATCCTCCCTGAAGGAATTGATGAAGCGTTAGCACCAGAGAATCCCCTTCTTAACTGGTGGGCTGATCATGCTTTTGAAAACGGTATGAGCCAAGACGAATTTGCTGAAGGCATTAAGATTTACATGGATGCTGTAAATTCAGACGTACCAGACTATAATGCTGAAGTTGGAAAGCTTGGTGATAATGCAAACGCTAGGATTGAATCTGTTAGCTTATTTGCAAATCAATTCTTTCCACAAGAACATATGACTGCCGTTGAGCGTATGTGTGAAACAGCAGAAGGTGTTCAAGCATTAGAGTTTATTATGGAAAACTTACAACAACAATCGCCAAACTCAACAAGTCAACCCGTTGCTCAAATTAATGAAGCAGAGTTACAACAAATGATGCTTGATGACAGATATCACAACCCAGCAAAACGCGATGCCAATTTTATACGCCAAGTTGAAGAAGGTTTCCGTAAGCTTTATGGCTAGTCTTAATTATGTCGAGGTGGGGCGGTTATCTCTTAGAGATGCCGCCATCACTGATGTACAAAAAATAAAAGACAAGCTTAGATTTAACGATGCTAGAGAATGTTTTATCTTTGGTGTTACTCCAGAAGAAGCATTGTCTGAGCCATTTGAAGATCCCTTTGCAAAAACTTACAGCATTTGTTTGGATGATGAACCCATTGCAATGTGTGGAACAGTGCCTACTGAACACAATAATGGAAGCGTTTGGATGCTTGGAACTCAAGACATAAACAACAATAAGATTTCTTTTCTAAGGGGTTGTAAAGAAGTTGTTAATCTTCTTCAAGGCAACTTTGAGGTTATTGGGAATATTGTACCACTAGATCATGCGGAAACAATTAACTGGTTAGGCTGGTGTGGCTTTCAATTTCATGAAGAGTTTCACAGTTTTAACGGTCATTTGATGCTTGCATTTAGTCGCTATGCAAAACAAAAAAATAATGTTATTAATCTATATACACGGCCTGTAACCCATTGAGTGACCCGAAAGGATAATCACTGTGAGATGACGAGCAGACAACCGAGGACAACGTAACCTTAACTACTGAAAGGACTGGATAATGGCGAATACTATTGATACCGCTTTTATCAAGCAGTTTGAGTCAGAAGTGCATATGGCTTATCAGCGTATGGGTTCCAAGCTTCGGAACACTGTTCGTACTGTAAGCAACGTGCGCGGAAACACTGTTCGTTTTCAAAAGATCGGAACAGGAACTGCATCTACTAAATCACGCAATGGCATGGTCACTCCTATGGAATTGGCACATACCAATGTCGAAGCTACTATGGCTGACTACTATGCGGCTGAGTACATCGACAAGCTAGATGAACTGAAGACCAACATTGATGAGCGTCAAGCTGTAGCTAAATCTTCAGCCGCCGCTCTTGGTCGTAAAACCGATGAGATCCTCATTACTGCAATGGACGCTGGCGCAAACGCCACTCAAATTGCAGATACAGGTGGCGCATTGGTTAAAGCTGATCTTCTTACTCTGTTCGAAACCTTTGGTGCGGCAGACATTCCAGAAGACGGTGGACGCTATCTAGCTATGCACCCTGCTGGCTATGCAGATCTTTTTGCTATTACTGAGTTTGCTTCAAGCGACTTTGTAGGCGATCAGAATCTTCCTTATGCTGGCGGCATGACCATGAAGGAATTTCTTGGATTCAAGATCTTCTCAACTTCAGCAGTAACGGCTGGTAAGAACATTGCTTACCACACAAGCTCTGTTGGTCTTGGAATTGGTGCAGACGTTTCAACGGAACTTAACTATGTTCCAGAGCGTGTATCCCATCTTGCAACCTCGATGATGTCCATGGGTGCTGTTGTTATTGACGACAACGGTATCTATGAAGTCCTCGACAATAACTAGGAGGGATAGACTATGGCTTATGGTTCATCTGGACTAACTCGTATGAGTGGGGGTGGGGGCTACAATGTGTGGTTCTACTCCTCTGTTGATGCTTTGTCTGTTGTTCGTGCATCAGGTTATTTTAACGAAGCGGCTGGCATGATGAATGTTGGCGATGTTGTTTTTGTTTACGATAACAATGCACCTACTCTTGGCATTTCTGTTGTGCTTTCCAATGATGGTAGCACAGTGGATATTGCTGACGGCACTGCAATTACAGTCACTGATACTGACTAAATTAGGGAGAGGGGGCGAAAGCCCCCTCGACTTTCATGGCATTAACTAGCACTACTGCTAATTCACCCATTGATATTTGTAGCCGAGCATTAATTCTTGTCGGCGCAGAACCTATTACTTCTTTTGAGGACGGCAACACAGAGGCTCTGGTTGCTGTTAATATGTATGAAGATGTTGCAAGGGCGGCACTTGTTAATACTCGTTGGCGTTTTGCAACCAATCAAGCTGTATTAAACAGATTAAGTGACGCACCAACTGGGCGTTTTAATAAAGCTTATCAACTTCCAAATGATATATTAATGCTTCATGCTGTAACCGTTAATGATAATTTGATTGAGTATCAAACTTATGGCAATAAAGTTTACGCCGATACCTCTGACAATGATACATTAGTTGCTGACTATACATACAGATCTGGTGAGGAAGACTGGCCTTCTTATTTTACAATTGCAGTAGTTTATTCCCTTGCTATTGTATTCGCTACTTCTATTGCTAGGAACTCAACACTAGCTGATATTATGGCTGGTCAAGCACAAGTTACTATGGCTAAAGCAAGGAACTTGGATAGCCAACAACAAACCACACGCAAACTCGTTACTTCAAGGTTCATTACTGAAAGGCGTAGTTAATGGCAAGGGTTAGCGTTCCTCTCAGTAACTTTCAGTTTGGAGAGATCAGCCCTTCGCTTCTATCAAGGACTGATACGAATATCTATCGTGCGGCGGCTAAGAGAGTAGAAAACTTCTTTCTTAGGAATGAAGGCGGCTTGCTAAAACGTTATGGTACTCGGCGCATTTATGAGTTTGACACAACAGTAGATTCATCTAAATTATTTCAGCACAAGCTTGTTCCGTATATTTTTTCTGATGATGAAAGATATATTGTTTCGCTTGAGAATGCAAAGATTAGGGTTTTTATTATTGATCCTAGCACTGGTGCTGTTTCTTTAACCTCGACCATTACTCAAGATGTAGATTCTAATTCACTTCCGTTTACTGATAGTATTTTAAAAGAATTGAATTATGCTCAGTCTGGTGATGTAATGTTTATTGCGCACCAAACTTTTATGGTCAGAAAACTTGTAAGAACAAGTCTTACAGACTTTCAAGTAGAAACAATGACCTTTGATGAATCAGTTGATGGGTACGGCATTCTTCAGCCTTATTATAGTTTTCATCCTACAGCAATGACCCTTGACCCATCAGCCTCTACTGGTACTGGGATTACTCTTACAACAAGCGGAAATTACTTTGATACTACTGGAACGCAAACTGGTGGGAATTATTTAGATTCTTTGCACGTTGGTGTTACACTTAGGTATCACAAGAATGAAATTGAAATTACTTCTGTGCAGTCTGCTACTCAAGCAACAGGCAATA